CTCTAACGATTACCTCGGAATGGGTCAGCACAAAGTTGTCATAGACGCAATGCACACTGCACTAGATCAAACTGGTTCAGGGTCAGGTGGTACTAGAAACATCGGCGGGACCAGTACTTATCATGTTGCTTTGGAAACAGAACTAGCATTCTTACATCGTAAGGATCGTGCTTTATTATTCAGCAGTGCTTATGTGGCCAATGAATGGAGTCTTATAGCACTGAGTAGAATTATACCTAATATACACTTTGTTAGTGATAGTAAAAACCACAATAGTCTAATAGTAGGTATCAGTCATAGTAAGGCTCCTAAAAGCATATTCACACACAACGATATGGAGAATCTTGAAAGCATACTTAAAGCAGTAAGAGATGCTGGAGAGACTCCTTGCGTAGTTTTTGAAAGCGTATACAGTATGGATGGCGATGTTAGCACGATGACTGAAATATGTGACCTTGCTGACAAATATGAAGCAATTACCTACATTGATGAAGTACACGCAGTAGGCCTATATGGTGAACGTGGTGCAGGTAAGTTAGAAGAACTTAAATTACAACATCGTGTGGACATTGTAAATGGTACATTAGGTAAAGCATATGGTGTACAAGGCGGATATATAGCAGCAGATCAGGAAGTAGTTGATGCTATACGCAGTGTAAGTCATGGCTTTATCTTTACTACAAGTATGAGCCCTGTTAGTTGTGCTGGTGCATTATCAGCAGTTAAATTTCTTAAAGAACATAATGAAATAAGAGAAAAGCATCAAGAGCGTGCCAATAGACTAAAAACATTATTGAAACAAAATGATCTGCCACTTATGAATACTAGTACACATATTGTGCCAGTGCTTGTAGGTAATGCTATTCGTGCTAAGGCTATGAGTGATGCCCTACTTGAAGATCATAACATATATGTTCAGCCTATAAATTATCCTACAGTGTCAGTAGGCACAGAGAGACTGCGATTTGCTCCAACACCATATCATGATGATGGTATGATGGAGAAGTTAATTATTGGATTGAAGGATATTTTTAATCGGATCTAAGACTAGCACGTAGCATCCAGCGATGTTTGCTATGTGCGTCAATCCTACCAGCAATGAAGTCACTAAAGCCATACTCGTTATGGCTTTCACTTGTTTGAAATACTAATTTTAATAATTTGATAACCTTTTCGTTATCCTCTAATAGCATAGCGACCATTTGCTCTTTAGGCAAAATATTGGTTTCATCCTCTACAAGGGCCAACATACTGAAACGACTAAAACTACCAGGCACATAAGTTCCCATAGCACGTATTTTTTCAGCAAAGTCATCTATGGCTCCATATACTTCTTCATATATCTTACCAAATAAGTCATGGTATTCTAAGAAGTCACTGCCCTCTACATTCCAATGAAAGTTATGTGCCTTTAGGTAAAAGGCAAATGTAGTACTAAAGGCTACCTTGGCTGCTTTGTGTAAGTCCTCCATTTAGCACCAACTCTGTTTGGCCTCACCATAATACTCACGAGCGAACCCGTTCTTAATTAATTGACCACGTAGGCTTACACCATTTAATACGATATCACCTAGTACACGACCACCATATTTGTCCCAACCATATAGTATGACTTGGTGCTTTTGAGTACTGCGAACAGCATTTTCTGTAAACTTGCTGGCTGCTTGTCCACGTTGATCCTCACTGGCACACTTGGCTCTATGTCCTTTCTCTGGAGTATCTACTCCAAATATACGCACACTTAATTGTGGCTTTAGGGGAGCGGGTAGAAAAGGTGCTTCAATGACCACTGTGTCACCATCAGTGACTTTTAGTATTTTGGCATCGTAGGTTACGCCATTAGGCATTTTCTGTGCCATGGCCATTAAGGGTAAAAAGAATAGGGTTATGAGTAATTTTTTCATAGTAATATTTATTAAAAACTGTTATTGAACCATCCCACCTTGCGTCCTTCTGCTATACGGCGATCATGCTCTTCTGGTGTACTAGGATAACGCCATGCCCATACAGCCACACAAAGCATAAAGATGGCAGTATATATTATGCCTCGAGCAGGTACTCCACCTGTGTACATTAGCACTAGGCTCAACATCATACTGGCCAGCATAAAGAACTTTAACTTTAATGGGAACACACGTTTAGTATTCCAGTCTGTTAGAAACTTGCCAAAGATACGATGGTTCATAATCCAAGCATGTAGACGTGGACTAGATCTAGCAAAGCAATAGGCAGCGAATACTACAAATGGACTGTATGGTAATCCTGGAGTAATAACTCCTATATAGGCCATGCCTACGCTAATAAATCCTAAACACATCCATAGATATCTTTTCATAATCTTCCCCAACTATTTTCGCTCTTGCGTGCCTGTAGATCAAAACCATTTGAGCATAAGTATTTTTGGCACATAACAGGACCAGTGGGCCAATTGATTGTGTCCGTATATAAATTACCTAAACTACCACCTTCTTGACACCATCCACGCCATACATTACCAAACTTATCTATAACAAATTGTTCTACTCCTGCCCAACACATATGGCCATGATACTCATTTAATCTATGTATCTTTTTATATTCAACTTGCTCTACAATTTGTTCATTAGATATATTTTTATCTTTATAGTAATAATTTAATTGTTCTTCACCGTATTGATAGTAATTATTATTCCCTCTGGTAAAATTCTTATATAATAATTGTATTTCAGAAGCATAACCCTTAACTTCTAAAATGTTTTTAATTTTTATGATATCGTCCCAGTACTTTGGTGTTATAGGTAGTTTGATTTGTACTTGAATATTTTTCTTTTTAAGTGTTTCTAGCACAAAAAATAAATGCTCTACAGGCAAAGACTGTGCATGATAACTAATAATAACTTTATTAAAGTAATCAGCATATTGATCCCACCAACTAATTTCTCTTGAACCGTTAGTTTCTAATACGATATGTTTATTAACGTTAGGCTTAGAATTATTTAATGCCCACTCTAACCCTCTAAAAGCGGTAGGCTCTCCACCTAATAGGCTTAATTCAAAACTGTCAAAGAAATTATAGACTTTGGCAAAGCCTCTGACAAATAATAACGGATCTGGTAGGTCAATACTGCCTGACTTTAATATATCAGGACAGTATTCGCAGTTGAAATTACAATGATTGGTAAAGTTCCACTGTATTCTTATTGGTTGATGTATGCCAGCCAAGAGTCCTGCCTTACATTGAATGGTATTGCTCTACGTTTATTTACCAATTCAAAGTATGCAGGCTTATATGGCTTGACCTTGGGCTTCATCCTAGTATCACTGCCCTTGGCTGCATTACAGGGAGTACAGGCTGTGACAGTGTTATCAAACACAGTCTTACCACCTTGGCTCACGGGCCTAACATGATCCAATGTACAGTCTTTTTTCTGTAAGTGTTTATCACAGTATAGACAAGTATAATTGTCTCTTAAGAACACATTACTCTTGCTGAATCTTACATAGCTTTTTGGCTTAGCATATTCTCTGAGCATGATAATACTCGGCACAAAGGTCTCCCAATTCACACTGCGTACAATCCAATTCTCGTACCATTCAATCACAGAAGCCTTATCCAATACCATATAGCGGATTGACTCTTGCCAGTTAATAGTACTGAGAGGAAGATAATTTAAAGGTTGTCCGTCTGCGTTAAGAACTAGTGTGTCCATAATTTACTACTCAAAATTTGTATTATACTACCGCTCTTGTGTTTAGTCAAATATCGATTGGACGAAATCGTTGCTGCTTTTTTCTAAACTTTGAAGCCATTGATCCTTTAGGTCATGATGAAAAACTAATTCCAAATTTGAATTGGCTATAAGCCAACTACTATTTTTATCCCTAGGTGGTGCACCATCAAATTCTTCCTGCAATTGAGTTGGCGCCCATCCACACAATCCTAAGAATAACCTAAAATATTTTGGAGCATCACCTTCACTTAATCTTGGTAATAGGTCATCACTACTGCTTAGACTGAATGAGGGATTGATCTGCATGGTGTTAGTGCAACTCCATTCACTACTATGTAGCATGGTCAGTGCCTTAATATTTACAGGCCCACCTACATATATATGTCCTGGGATGTTCATTCGTTCGCCTATTTGTTCAGTAAAGTCAGCAACGGTAATACTGCTGCGCTTATTAAGTAGTAAGCCCATGCTACCATTAATATGATCTTCAGTAATAAAGATTACACTCTTGTACCAAAATCCAGTTTTTACTTTGGGCGGTGCTATTAATAATTTTCCAGTAAAGTTCATTGCATACTTATATCTTATGCGTAGCGTGCCACTCTACTCTTGACATCACTTACAGTAATTGCCCCATCCCTATCTTTATCTAATCCAGAATTTTGAGCATATACCGCGGCACTGAATCGATCTGATGATCTTTTTTGTCCTAACACAGTATTATCTGGTGCACCTACATACTTAGGCATAAACACAGCCATATATAGGTCACCTGCATCCATACCTGGTTTCACACCTACCATCTTAAAATATCTGTAGACATAATCCAATTGATCTACAGCACTCATTTTTCTAAGTTCTTGTACACTAGTTCCGAGACTCTGTGCTGTTTTAGGCATAAACTGTATTAGGCCTGTGGCATTAGATTGAGGATTAACAGCAGCAGGATTTATACCACTCTCTGCTTTCATTATAGCAATTAGATGTGCTTTATCAACTCCCAAACTATCTGCTACTCTCTGTAATTTACTATCAAAGTTTGGATCTTTTAAATGCGCCACGCCAGCTGGACTCATCAATGCCCTTTGTCTGGTATCACCTTTAATGCCAGTATGTGGGCCTGAACGTACACCACCTTTACCTGCTATCACATCCGCTTCTGTGCTTTTGGCAAATTTAATATTTTTACCTGCTAACATTTTATTTAATAAATTAATCATTTCTTCATCTGGACTGCCGTCTATTGTAAGTTTGTTATCTTTCTCAAACTTTTTAATTGCGGCACTAGTTTCTGGACCACTATATCCATCCACTCCATGTACAGGTAATTTATAACCTAAGGATGTCAAGGCTTTTTGTAAATCTGCCCACTCTGGTCCTCTACTACCTTTAGGAACTACTAGTTTAGGAGTACCTTCTACAAATTCTATGAATCTCATTCTCCATTGCCTTTCCAAACTGGTAACGGTCCTCCGTAATTGCCACCTTTGACTTTCTTGCCTTTGATACTCTTACGCTTTTTGTTTATAGTGAATTTCTTTTTAGTATCTCTGGAACGAAGCCCTTGGCTCTTACAACTGTTAAGTTGGCTGATTCCAAGTTCACTGTCAGATTTGGAACTTTTACATAAGGCTCTACTGGCCTTGCCTTCTTCCATAATGATTTCACGGATTTTCATAACATTATTTATCGTAGTCTAACCATTCGTAAACATTCAACCAACTACGCTTTCCTATAGTTTCTTTAAGGTGCTTTAGATCAGCCTGTGCATTATCTCTGTAAAATGGACGTAGTTCTGCCTCTACATCGTTATATTCTACACTGACTCCTTCTTGTTCTGCTATGTATTCCGCTATGTCCATATAACTGTGATTAAGACCAGTGCCTACATTCCATATGCCACTGCCCTTTACAGTATTAATAAAGTCCCAATGTAGGCGTACAACATCTCCCACCCATACCCAATCACGCTTAATTTTATCTGCTCCTTGCCACACAGTGATTTTACCTTCTTTTCGAACCTGTTGCCTCCACTTATGTAGAGCATTAGGATCACTCTTTACATTTTGCCATTTACCATATACAGTGAAATATCTAAAGCCCTGTACAAAACTGCTATGGCTACGGCTAAAAGCGTATCTATCAAATAGATATTTGCTCCAAGCATATGGTCCTTGTGGCATACAGGCAGCACCTTCTTCAAAGTTATTGGTATTACCATATACCTTATGTGAACTAGCATATTGCAAATTGACTCCATGATGCTGACATTCATCTAATAGCCAACGACTAAAATCATAGTTCTGTGCAAGTACAGTTTCAACATCAAGGGTATGCGTATCTGTTATGGCGCCCAAATGTATGACCCAATCATAATGTCTAACTATAGGTCTGTTAATAGGATCCCATTCATATCCATCTACATGTACACCTTCTTGTTTATGGAGAAAGGCACACATATTGCGTCCTATAAAACCAAGATGCCCGGTGACCAATATACGCATTTTACACCTCCTTGGTGTTGACATATACTTTAATATATAGTAGTATTTACAGATGGACAAATATAAAGACTTTCCAGAGAAGCCAAGGCGCATGACCGACGCTGAGGGTGAGGAATATTTCGGTCGAATAGTTAAAGCTATTGAACAATTTGATCCCACAGTGATCGTGGGTGTAGCACGCACTGGTTTGATATATGCTACTTGGGTCAGCCAAGTTTTGTCAATTCGTGATATAGGTATCTATTATCCAAGTAAAGATAAATTATTAATGCCAAATATGAATCCAGAACGTGTGGCCTTTGTGGATGACAACACAGTCACTGGTGGTAGTTATCTCAAGTGTAAAACGCTCATGCAACGTGATTATCACCAAACTGAATTTGTTTGGGCAGTATTGTATACAGATTGGAATACTCCTGAACATGTAAGAAATGAATTAATACAAGGTACTAGGCTTCCTTATTTTGCCGAGGAACCTTTTTGGGGCAGTAAGAAAATAAGCAAAGACTATGGAGTAAGATTTAGAGATGAATAAAGACAGCAATTTAACAGCATTTGATTTGGATGGAGTATTCATTCCTGATTGTGACCAAATTCCAGATTTAGGTGACCACGAAGCCTATTTGAATTTGACTATGTATATGCAACCCGTATTCAAACCAGTAGGTGAATGGATCCTACTAACAGGTAGACCCGCAGAATATGAGCACATTACCAAAAGTTGGTTGCTAAAATATTTTGCCAATCAACCCAAAATGATTCTTCATCAAAGAGATGCTGAAAAGGAAACTAACGAAGAATATAAATTGCGTATGATCAAGGAAAACGATATTGATGTATACATTGAAAGTGATAAGAAAATCGTAAATCACCTAAAAGGTAATTTGGATGTGGATAAAAAGACTATTCAACATTTCAGTGAGTTCTGTGAGTTGTTTTTAAACTACAACGCTGGCGCTTGACAACTCTTAAGAAGTCGCATATAATTACAGTATAGTAATTCAAAGGTGATATATGCGACTTCTACTTACTGCTCTTGCTGCTAGTACACTGGCAGGTTGTTTAACCATAAAGCCACCTCTATGTCCTGGTACTAGAGAATACGACGTTCAATTGTGTAGAGGTGAAAAGATGTATCAAATTCCTAATCCTCCGTACATGGCTCTTCAACGTGCAGCCAAATGTGATGCTTGCATTGACATAGAACAAAATTGTGTATGGGGTGTTCCGAAACAATGTCGTCCAAAATGGCAATGGGATCAAAAATGAAAATTACTGTGCGTAATCCTTTATATCAAGTTCGTGATCGTTGTTTCTTTGACATACCAGAGTTTAGGGAATATGAAGGCGTGGAGACTACGCTCAAACACATTGACAGTGTACAATACCTATGCCTCACCACAGGTATAAAAGATTTCCCCGTTCGTGTAATTGATAGGAGTTTGATAGTGAATAGTGAAAAACAACCACTTTTCGTTCTTGATAAGTTTTTTGGCGTCACAGAACGTGTTAAGGTGGAAGGCAGTAAAGGTGCTGTATACGAACTCACTAAAACTAATGGGAAATGGGCCTGTACCTGTCCTGGTTTTGAATTCCGTAAGGATTGTAAGCATGTTAGAAACGCCGGAACATAAAGACCTATTGGGTCGTAAGGTTGGAGTAGGATCATTTGTGGCCTTTACCCAAAACAATAGACTTTTTGTTGGTCGTGTAATAAAATTAAACAGACAAATGCTGCGTATTGAACGTATTAAACATACCAAATGGATGGCTGATCAGACTAATAAGTATTCACATGATTGTGTGGTCATTCCAGATAAGGATGTGGACTTTTATATACTGAGGAATATTACAAAATGAAAATGAGTAGCGTAGAGGTTGGCCTATTCAAACTGCCTGGTGTAGTATTTGAACGTGATGTTCTTACTCCAGAGAAAGTAGAACAAATCAATGCTTGGTGTGCGGAAAATAACTGCGGCAAGCAAATGACTGACCTACTTTGGAGTTTTAAAAAGCCCACACAGCGTGACATGTTCATACTACGATGGAGTGAATAATGTATAGGCTTAAGGCTGATCACATCTTACTTCGTGCATCAACACACTACTATGACGATGTATGGCAAGGTGGTAAGTTAGGAATGCTAGATTGGCTTGATAAGGAGTTTGGTGCTAGAATAAATGACGGTGTTATTTATTTTAAAACAGAAGCCCAGCGTAATTGGTTTGCTCTAAGGTTCTCATGAACGGATCCAGTATTAAAAAAATTGTAGATGACCTTAATAGTATACTTAATCGTAAGGCAAGATATTATTGGAGTGAATCTGGGCTAAACTTGAAACTAATTGCCGAAATGGATTGGGAAGATGGAACCGGAGTCCACGCACCAGATCAGCACGTAGTTGAACGTATAGCGGAATGGTGCTATAATAATCGTTGTGGACGTCGTACTAGTTATGATACATTTAAGTTTCGTAATCGTAAACAAATTACTTTGTTCCTACTACGTTGGGGTGAAGTAAAAGATGAGTAAGGATTGGCAGGGTTGGGAAATAGTTAGTATACAACAACCCGCTCATAGTGAAGTTGGTTGGAGTGAATGTTTGGCTTGGTGTGACCATACCTTAAAGCCCCATACCTTTTATTATATGGGAGAAGGTGTGTTCACTTTTAAAAACGAATGTGATGCTATGTGGTTTAGACTGAGGTGGGAAAATGGAAATCAAACGAATTATTATTCCTTTGGATGATGATAGAATTGTCAGTTTGCTATTTAGGCGAGTAAACGATGGCAATGATTGGGTATGTGTAATGAACGATGAGTTTATGACAGATCTATCTGGTATGCTAGAAGTACAAGAACATACACTACAATGAACTACGACGACGTTAAGTTCAATAACAAATTAGATGAGATGATAGAACGAGCAGGTGGTCGTCTATATCTTGCTCACCTAGATCGTCCAGCACTAGAACGCTTTGTTAGAATCATGCTGGAGGATATTGAAGAAGATATTAAAGGTTGGCGTGATTGTAAGGATGATAGTGTGTATGGTGACTATTGGGAAGGCTATGCTCAAGGCTGTGCGGATAGTATAGTAGCAGTGAGATTATGGGCACAAGATATAAACTAATTCATATCTAAAGTTTAAAATAATAAAATCTAATATATAGTGTATGAGCATACAAGTCACTGTGCCTAATCAACATACTGGTCAACTCATAGACATGGTAAGAGAATTAAAAAAACAGGGACTGGAACAAGGGCGGGATTTCGATTTTAGGTTTATGCCTGCTGTATATGATTTTGCTAACAATCATAATGAGCCAAGGCATGCGGTATTTGTTTTCTACGAGGAAAAATGGGCAACTTGGTTCACACTAAAATGGCTTTGAACAATTTAGGTTATCCTGATATACACCCTGGTTGGCATTATTTACATCAGAAGTATAACATAAATCATCAAGAGACAGACATTTATGAAATGTTTGCTTGGTGTGATGATAACATTGGAGAGTTTGGTGTAGATTGGGATTGGCACATTGATACCTTTTGCTTTCGTAGAGCCAAGGACGCTACAATATTTGGATTGAGGTGGTAATATGGTTGGATTTAAAAGTAAACGAGCAATGGCATCAAGTAGAATGTTAAATATGCCTATGGTCATGGCTGACCCCAGTGTAAACATATTATATCGTACACCAGATGGTTGGTACACTGTGGCCTTTAATAAAGAAACTATAGACTGGTTCCGTAAGACCTATGATGACAAACAAGGAATAACCTGGCGTGAAACAGATGATGACAGTTATATCATATACCGTCGTAGGTTAGAACTAACTGAAGAAATGGTCACTCTACTAAAACTAAAATACAGTGACACGCTGGATAATACAGATATATAATACATCATGTTAAACAAAGTTAAAGCCTTTTGGCACCATAGTTATACCACAGATCGTA